ATGATCTTAAAGAAAGCCAGTGAACACAAAAAAGCCTTACCGATGTGGCAAGGCCTTAAAGAGCGATTCTGGCAGGATGAGGGAGGGTGCTACTTAGATTGGCATTGGCAGTTAGAAACACTCGCCAGTTAAGACATACGGACTAATAACCTCTACGGTGTGGCTCGGTGCCTCGTTCGCGCTTCGCACTCTCTTATCCCTGCGGGGCTAGCTAAAACAAACTGACATCAGCTCGACTCACTTCTGGCAAAGTGGCCGCGGCAGCTGCGTAAGGCTTACATGTTATCAACTTCGACAGCTGGCCTCTGTTCAGCTTCAACAAGCAATCATCAATCCGGTCAAACGTAATGTCATAAGCTTTTAGAAAGTGTTCGTTTACCGAGTAGAAACCATCGAGCGCTTCCACCTCGATGCTAACGTGACGTTCGATAGAGCCATTTTTAATAGCGAAGTTCACACCCGTTACAAACGCTTTCTTGATTCCCTCAAAAGGAAGCACCTCAGCTATAGGAACATGAGAAAGGCTATCTTTGTCAGTGCCTTTACTGCTATCCCCACTAGAAGATACATCCCCAGAAGTTTCACTATTTTTGCTAGGTAGTGTTTCACTTTGCTTAGGAACGGAAGCTGAAGACGTTGCTTGTCCCGCTTCCTCCACCGTCTCAGTAGTTTCAAAATAACGATTGGATAAGTCATAGATTATGTACCCGAAACAGAATATGGATAAAAGGAAAACCAAAATAGCTTTAGGGCTACGAAAAAGCGTATTCATGGCAAGTTGTTGTTTGGCGCTGCCTGTCCCCGTCGATTTGTAGAGCAGGAAAGAGTCTAGAGGGATTTTTTGGTTGGTTAAGTTAACGTCCTTCTTTTTGGGAATGACCGGTGTTGATACCGATTTATCATGCTTCAAGATATAAGGATTTCGTTTCGTCCAGAAAAACTGATCGCGTCCCTTATGAAAGAAGTTCTGGTTCGCACATGCCTTGATTCCTGAATCGATTTGCTTCCAATCTGGTGAAAGCAACTCGATATCCCAATCATATTTTCGGTGCCTCATGAACCCCTCATTGAAGCTGTGAGGATAGATAATTCTGCCTTCTGAATCGTACTCAGCAATCCCTCTATCATCGATTTCAGAATCTTGTAATTCGTCCATGTTCGCAGGGGTGTAACGAGAATTGAAAAAGCGTTCGTAATCTTTAGGTAGTAAGCCGTCACGAGGTGATTGGGTGATGAAGTCAGACAAAGGTTTATACTTCACTTTGCGTATGTCAAAGCCCACATTTTTAGAGAATATATCTTGGCACTCATCAATAACAATCAGAGCGCCAATAGGGCACCAACAGAAAAAGTGCGTCCATAGGTGAACGCCAGATTCGTCCCTAGAGCTAATACGAAAGAGTTTAGCGGTGCTAGGAAACTGGATATTAAATCGCTCTTCAATGACGTTTAAAGGCTGCATACCCTCGATGTTAGTTACAACCGTTCTACCTGCTTTTAGAGCTTGATAGATAGAGAAGTAAGCCGTGTATGCAGATTTGTAAGAGCCGTTAGCCCCAGTTCTGATGGTGATAGCCATTATCTAGAGAGCCTCATTACTAAAGCGGTAGTGAAGAAGTTAGCCCAGACAGCAAGGCCTTGAGGAACGCCAAACTTAAACGCATAAAACCTCAATTCATCAGGTAAAGCATTAAAAGCTTTGGACAGGATGTCGTTAAAGCCGATCTCTTTTAAGAGAATTTGAGCCGAGTTATAAGAGAGCTTAATGAACTCCAATTCCGCTTTTAATTTCATCTTGATCATAAAAATCTGGATGTATGAAAAGAGGTCTAACGTCATTTGGGGGATAGCTTTAAAGAAGTCCGTAATAAATGCCATCTGTAAGCTAATCCAATCAATAAAAGAGTAGATGTAATCCATAACTAATCCTTACCTAACATTCTGATACCAGACAAAACAAACAAAAACATCACAACCGCTGAGATGATCGTCGCGTTCTCCAATAGAGCAGAGAGCACGCCTGATTTGAAAGAGCGTTCAGCATGGTTAACATTGAGATTTAAGGTGTGCTCTTTATAGGTGCCGTTATTAAAAGAGCTGGTATCGATAGAGAATAACGCTTTGAACTTTTCAAATTCATCGGTCATTTCTTGTTTGATTTCTAGGACTTCATTTTGAACCTCAGCAATTTGATTTTGAGTGACAATGAAGCCCTCACCATCAAAGCCATAACTCGGCTCTACAAAGTTATTGTTGTTAGTGACACCATTGATGAGGTCGGTTAGCTTGCTTTCGACACCGGACATGTCAGAGCCGTCTAGAGCGTCTATTTTATCGGACAGTGATTGGATACCAGATTCAACACTGCTTAAATCAACGGTGGAAGACCCGCCAGAGATAGCTGCTATCTGCTCGCTAATCGCGTTGAATTTAGGATTCAGTTTGTCGGAGAGAGTGTCGGGCAACTCTTTCAATAACTTGTTGTTGTAATAAGCTTTATTAGCCGCTTTCTTTAATTGATCTTCTTGAGTGCTTGTTAAAGTAGAGCGGCCGCTGTACCTATCGTCAAGAATGGCACTAATCCCTGATAAAATATCAGTATTAGCATTTTCAGCCCTTTCAAAATAATGTTGGTCTCTAGAGCTTGCGTTAATAAGGTCATTGACCTTGCTATCTGTACCTCTAGCAATGTTGGTTAAATGGTTCACAGACGCTTGAACGTCATCAACCTTTTTGATGAGGGTGAAAGAGGTATCATTGGTTCGATTTGCTAGAAATTGCTCAGTTCTATTTAACTGGTCACTAATGCTTGATTGAGTGTTCCCTTGAGCTTGTGCCAAGGCTTCCAATTGAGATCTAAAATAGCCATTGTTTTTGTTGGTTTCAGAGACAAGGCCACCAATTGAAGTGACAAAATCTGTGCGCCTAACGGTTCGAAGGCTTAGGTCTCTAATGGCTGAGGATAAGGTCTTATTGTTAGCGTTCAAGTTACGCATGATAGATTTGTAATTCACGCAATCTTCATCACCATCATTACAGCTTTGAATAGGCTCTTGATTGGTCAATCGGTCGTAGTAATCGTCAATAGAGTCGGGGAGGCCATTGCCATCAGTATCAACAATTTGAATGTCATTCTTATAAGGGTTTGGGTCTTCGTGGTTCGCTAGGCCGTCACCATCCCAATCTTCGAATTTATCGTCAACACCGTTATGGTTAACATCGTTCTCAAAAGGGAAAGGCTCAGGAGTATCGCCAGAGTAGCGGTTGATTTCGTCAAAGTTACATGTAGAGCCAGTGTACACAAACTTGTTAGTCCATTTTCCGCCCTCAACACTGATGGAAACTGCGCTAGCAGACATTTTACAAGCGGCACCCGTTGAACGATCACCAATACAGTAAGAGCGAGGATTATCACCCCAAATATAAGCGTCCCAGGTTAAGTTTTTCCCCGTTCCCTCCAGTATCTTACAAGAACTAACGCACACGCCCTCAACTTCAACTTGTCCAGCACCACACTGCAAAGCGTTGGAATTGAAAGCGACAAGAACTAAAAGAAGAGAGAGGTATTTTTGATATTGTTTCACTGTAAAACCCCAGATAAGAAAACGCCCCCAAACTAGGAGGCATTGATACCCGTATATACTCCATATACGAATGACATAGCCATAACCACCCCAAACAGGACGGTTACGACTTGAGAGACAATGTCTCCCATTAGTTCCCCATAGAGTTCATGATTGCGCGAAGACCAAAGCCAATCGCAGCAAGACCGATAAGACCAACCACAACCAAACCGTAGTTAGATTGACCAGTCGTTACAGCATCATTAATGGCTTTCTCGACTGCCGTGTTATCAGCAAATGAAGAAGCAGATACAAATGCAGTAGAACCTAAAACCAATAGACGTTTTTTCATGATATTTCCTTTTTTAAGAGTGTGTTACTAAAAGTTGACCCTTAGCCTTTGCCAAGAGTTTTTAAGATTCGTCCTAGCACATGGCCAGAAACGAAAGATAATAAAATCCAACCTGAAACAGCGGTATATAGTTCACTGTCGATGTTCAAAGACTGAGACGCAGTGACTAAATTGTTGTATTCAGTATCAGTGAGCATTACGAGCTGACAATCAAAGTCAGTTGACGTTCTTAAGTAACCTTGTTGAGTGGTCGTAATGCAGTTCATTGATTAAGCCTTACTTGAAGCGCTTTTTTGACGATTGAGAGAGCCAATTTCAGACAAAAGAAAGTCTCTTTTAACCTCTAAATCACGGATAGTTCTCGTCAGGAGCAAGCGGTCAATCCAATCAATTACAAACGAGCAAACACGACCAAATAGTGAGAACACGACCATGGTAATAATTAGAGCTTCAATCAGTGCATCCAAATCATTGCCAGTTAATTGATAAACGACCGTTTCCATAATTAAGCCTTGTTAGCTTTCATAAAGTTATCGAAGTGCTTTTTGACTTCTTCATCGACAGGAACAAGCTGATTCACCAAGATATCGAGTGGATCATTTGGGTTAGCACCAAAGCTCAGTTCGTATTCACGGTTAGCAACAAAAGCGCGTGATTGGATAAGCTGACGAGCGTAAGCCACATCAATTTTCAGAGCTTGTTTGTTGTAAGGGATGTCAGTTGAGAAACCGATACCAGTTTGCTGAAACTTCTCGTTATCGACTTCTTCTACGGCACGTAGGACAGACAGCTCCGCGAACTCCATATTAGATTTCGGGAAACGCTTGATAGAGATACCAGTTATTGTAGGCATATTCTTGACTCCAAAATTTCGATTTTCTGTTTAGTGTATTCGTCAGGAATGCCTAACGAGGTTTCAAAGTTGGCGCGTCTATGGTGCGTAGGAATGAGCATTCCGAATGCTTCACCTAAGTCACCCTCAGTCATTGCCACAACTTCAGAAAGTGCCTTACCACATTGGCGACGAACCCAAGCAATACGAGCAAAGAACTCAAGACCGGCCTTCTTTTTGTTAAGCTCAATCTTCATAGGTTCAGCAGGGTCGATACTTGCTGAGAAGTCACACAGACCAGCAAAGGCCGAAGCAGGCGAGGCGAGTAGTGCCAAATCACACTTCTTCAATTCCACTTCATTGCGGTACCAAATCACTTCAGGGTCAGCGATATTTTGCTCAAACTTCTTGTTGTACACACGCCAGTAAATTGCAGAGGTACGAGAGCCAACAAGGACAGCTTCCTCTGATAATTCACCGGATTGTGAAACGCGCTTATGAGGAACCATTGTCGGACCACGACCACGAGAAGCAGTGCGAAATGCTCCCTCATAAAAACATTTCTCAGCATACTTACAGTCAAAGATTCCGGTGTAGTCATCCACGCAGAGATCCAAACGGGCTAGGCGAGTGATACCCAAAAGTGACAACCACCAATGCACCTTTTTGTGTGTGGTGAAGTCGAACAACTTAGCGCAACCCGTACCATTGATTTGTACGTAGACCGTATCGTTGTTACCACCAACACCAACCAGACCGCATTCCACTGTGCCCGTAGAATCGTAAATCACCATTGAATCTTCATAGCCATGCAAGCCACGGCCACGCATAGGAGACAGGCGGAAGTTAAAGACTTTTGCCATGAACTCATCGAACCTATCGGCTAAAACCTTACGACACTTGTTACGGTGTAACTCAATTGATTTTTCTATGGCTTCCGATGAGTTAAAGCGACCTTTAACGCTTTGCTTTTTAAACTCAGGGAACTGCATGTTGATAAAGTCTTGTTCGTTCGAGTTGTCCAAGTGTCTAAGCGAACCGTACGAAAATGAAAACGCTAAGTGATCCACTTGAACCGGACGAATTTCATCATGGAACTTATGAGGCTTTTTAGATGGCATGGAACACACCCTTAACCAAAAGCTCTTGGTAGTTGTCGTCAGTTATCGCAACAATCTGAAATGACACCATGCCGTAATGCACGTCTAAGAACTGGAAGAACTCACGCTGAGTCTTAAAGAAGTTATGACCCCAAGGGAAATAGGCGTTGATACCGTGATTGGGTTCGTTGTCGAAGTAGATTGAATCCATGATTAACTTCTCAATGCTTGAGCAAGTTTGTTTGCGAATGAGTTAACAGCAAGCTTCATAGCTGCTTTACATTCTTTGCATACTGTTTGAGATGTGAAATTGTTCATACACGCAGTGCAAAGAGAATTTGTGGGAATCTTTAAACCGTAGAACGAACAGAACTGTTCAAGCTCTTGGTCGTTATCAAACGTGAAAGTGAAAGAGTCACTAGAGTTATAAAGTGGATTCTTATAACTGACTGTGTGAAACAGTTCTTCACCAATTGTGCGTTGGCCAAACTCAAGTTCGCTAACAAGGAACTCAAAGCAGATTTCTAGTGGTGAGTTATGAAGAGACACAGACGCGTGTGTGAAATCTGGGTAGTTAGAGAAGCTAACGTGTTCAGATTTCAAAACAGAGCCGTATTGAATCGGTTCAATTGTAAACATAACAGCACCTCGATAAGTTGGTTGTGATTGACTTAGGAGGATTATAGGCACGAAAAGTTGTGCCTGTTAAGCACGGAAAATCATGCCTAATCAGCTAGAATGTAGCTAAAGGGAGAATGTCTTATGTATCAAAATGAACTGTTAGATGCCTACAAAAAGGCTCAAAACTACGTACAAGATAAGCAGATTGCACATGATTTGAATCTGCCTAGACAACGGATTGGTGAAATGCGAAAAGGAACTCGCTATATATCTGATTCAGAAGCAGTTTTTCTAGCGGAAAGCGCAGGAATTGATCCAGAGATGGCATTGCTTGGTTGTCACGTTGACCGCAACGAAAATCCAGAGATTAAACAGCTATGGGAACACATAGCAAAAAAGTGCAACGGGCTAGGATTAAAAGCGATTTCAATGACTTGCGCGGGATTAGCACTGATGGCAGCCACCCCAAATAAAGCACTAGCCATGTCAATCCCATTTTAA